CAGCAGCGCCGAACGTCACTTGACTGTGGCGCTGGAAGTGCCGGCCAGCCTCGCGGCGAAACTGGTACATCTGGCCTGGACTGACATCCAGCAAGTCGAAGCGCTTTCCGCGTAACACACCCTTACGCCCATTTCCGTTTCTGGCATCCCCGCATTGCGGGGTGATGGGCATGCCATGCCTTAAAATCGAGGTTTCAATGGAAGACACTGTTTGCGTCACCCTCACACTGACCCGGATTGAAGCGTGCCGCTTGCTGGATAACGCACGTCTGCTGCAGGTCGCCCAGTTTAAAAAGCACTGGGATGATGAGCGATTCAGCTCTATTCCTATTACCGAGCGACGCGCAGCCTTGCATGCGGCGATACCTGCGATGTCGGCGCAACAGCAGCTGATCACGGTATTGGCCTGCAGCATTTGGGCGAAGAATCGTCGGTGAACACCTTCACCAGTGCGCTGCATGCCGATGTGTTGCAGCGCCTCGCCAAGGACTACGGGCTCGAGCGTCGCTTGAGCACCGACTATCTGCGAGGCGGCAAATGTCCGGCTTGTGGTCAAAAGGAGTTGTACGCCCGCTACTCCGAGCCGTGGCTGATCATTTGTGGTCGCGAGAGTAAGTGCGCTCAGCGCTGGCACCTCAAGGAGATTTACGAGGACCTGTTCAATGATTGGAGCAAGCGGGCCCCCTCCTCTGAGCAATTTCCATCGGCGACGGCACGTGCTTACCTTGAGTTTGCCCGGGGCTTTCGTCACGAAGTTATTCAGGGCTGGTACACGCAGGAAACCTATTTTTCTGAGGACTTGAATGCCGGTAGCGCGACGGTGCGCTTCGCCCTGGAAAAAGGTGGCTACTGGGAACGCCTGATCGACCGGCCGCACCGGTTCGGCAAGATGAAGGCGCGATTCAAGCCCGGCGACAGCCCGCGTGGGTACTGGTGGTGCCCGCCATGCGTCGAACTGCTGGACGTCAAAGAGCTGTGGATTGTCGAGGGCATCTTCGACGCGATCGCTCTGGTACATAACCGCATTGCCGCGGTGTCGGCCATGTCGTCAGCCTTCTTCCCTGAAGAGTCGTTGAAAGAACTGGCACGGCAGCGCCGCGGTAAGTTACCCAAGCTCATTTGGGCGCTGGACAACGAACCCGGCGCGCACAAATTCATCAAGCGTTGGGTGCGCCTGGCTCGCGCTCTGGGTTACGAGTGCGAAGCCGCGCAGATCCCGCAGTCGGACAGCCGCAAGGTCGATTGGAACGATCTGCATCAGCGCTGGGCATTCATCGATAGCGAGAGCGAACGTAGTGAGCAGATCGAAAAGGACCTGGCTAATGCTCGATATCACGGATCCTTGCTGATTGCGGAAAGCGCGGCAGAGAAAGGCGTTCTGATGTACGACTGGCGCGAACGTCATGAATTTCACTTCAGCTTCGACAGCCGGTTGTACTGGTTCAAGATGGACCTGGAGAAATTCAATAAGGCTATGCAGTCGCTGGAGACGTCCACCAGTCACGAAGACCAGCTACTCAGTGAAAAACAGCGCCGTCAAAAAGCACTGCGCCAATGCGGCGGCGTAGTAGAGATCGCCAACTGCTACCCGCGCGCGCTGTACTTCCAACGCAACGAAGTCACCGACGAATCCTGGTACTACTTCCGCGTCGACTTCCCGCACGACAGCGGCAGCGTCAAGAACACCTTCACCGGTGGCCAGGTCGCCGCCGCCAGCGAGTTCAAGAAGCGCCTGCTCAGCATGGCCGCCGGCGCCGTGTTCACGGGTAGCGGCCAGCAGCTCGACAAGATTATGAAGGATCAACTGTTTGGCCTGAAAACCGTCGAGACTATCGACTTCATCGGCTACAGCAAACTGCACAGCTGCTACGTGTTCGGCGACTTGGCCGTTCGGGGTGGCATCATAAGCGCGGTGAACAAGGAGGACTTTTTCGAGTTCGGCAAGCTGCGGCTGAAGACGCTGCAGAAGTCGATCGCCATGCACATCCAGCGCGACAGCAAGCAGTACCGTACCGACTGGCTGCCAATGCTGTGGCTGTGTTTCGGCGCCAAGGGCATCGTCGCCCTGGCGTTCTGGTTTGGTTCGCTTTTCGCCGAGCAGATCCGCGCGCAGTACAAGTCCTTTCCGTTCCTTGAAGTCACCGGTGAAGCCGGCGCCGGCAAGACCACGCTGCTCACTTTCCTGTGGAAACTGCTGGGCCGTGAGCATGAAGGTTTTGATCCGTCGAAATCGACCCGCGCCGGCCGACAGCGCGCTATGGGTCAGGTCTCGAACATGCCCGTCGTGCTGATCGAGGGCGACCGCAACGAGCCGGATAAAGCGCACGCCAAGGGTTTCGACTGGGACGAGCTGAAAGACTTCTACGGCGGCAGCACGCTCGGTACCAAGGGCATGAAGACCAGCGGTAACGAGACCTACGAACCGCCGTTCCGGGGTGCGATTGCGATCAGCCAGAACGCCGATGTCAGCGCATCTGAAGCGATCCTGACCCGGATTATCAAATCGCACTTTGCGCGCCCGGAAGTCACCACCGAAAGCCGCGCGGCCGCCGACAACCTGAACCTGATCCCGGTCGAGCAGTTGAGCCACTTCCTGTTGCTGGCCGTGCGTGCTGAAGCACAGGTGATGGCGAAGTTCGCCGAACGTGTGCGGGTTCATGAACAGCATCTGCGCAAGCTCAAGGACATCCGCGTGGAGCGGATCATCAAGAACCACAGCCAGTTGATGGCCCTGGTGGACTGCCTGCGCCTGGTTTGCCCGCTCGATGACAACCACGTCGCCACGACACAGCAGGCGCTGATGACCATGGCATTGGAACGGCAAGCCGCGATCAGTGCGGATCACCCGCTGGTTGCTGAATTCTGGGAAGTCTACGAATACCTCGAAAGCCTGGGTGAAGGCCCGCAGGTCAACCACAGCACCGACCCGAAACTCATCGCGATCAACCTCAACGAGTTCGCCGAGAAGGCCAGCGAGCACCGGCAGAACCTTGCAGATCTCAAGACGTTGCGCGGGCTGCTGGTGAACAGCCGCAGCCACAAATGGCTAGAGACCAACAAGGCGATTTACAGCGCGGTGCGTGCGTCGCAGGCCGTCATTAATGGCACGCCAAAAAGGAGCACCACGGTGCGCTGCTGGATTTTTCAGCACGCGTAACGACCTGCAATTAAGGGATCACCCAGCGCCGTAGTGCCGGGATGTGTAAAGGAGAAAAACGATGCAGATAGCAATTCTAGGGCCTTTGGGTATGCCCTGCTCTGTAGGGCGAAATTTCAGCTTACAGGTTGGGCGTTTCGGCTTTGGTCGGGGGGCGTTATGAAGAAAAGGAAAGCTTTTCCCTGGTGTCTGGATTTGAACGGGGTTTGCGACCAATGCGGGAGGTCGCGGGCGCATGGGAATCATCGCAAATGCAGCAAGGCGCGACAGGTGGCTGCGGATCAGCTTCGGGTTGAGGAGGCTCGGAGCGGGGTTCCTCGAGCGCGGAAAAGAAGTGCTGGGTTGTTTTGGTTGTTGCGTCAGGACTGAGTCAAACGCAGCAAAGGGCCTTGGCATTTTGGAACGCCGAGGAATTTTTCGATCAGCACAGGAGGTGCATATGGCGCATGGGGTAGAAGCCCGTGGCAATTCAGTACGGGTTTATTTTCGCTTTAACGGCAAGCGGCACAGAGAGCTTCTGCCGGGTGGAAATACTGCGGCCAACCGGGAGCAAGCAGCGCGCCTGGTCAACATCATCGAGTACGAGATTCAGGCGGGCACTTTCGATTACAGCCGGCACTTTCCCAACTCGGCCAGCCTCGTTGAAAACACCTTCGGCCACTACCTGGATCTGTGGTTGAAGATCAAAAGCAACAGCGTGGCTGCGACGTCTTATCGAGGTTACGCCAACAAGGCTGAGGTGCATGTCAGGCCGAGGTGGGGCAAGGTTCAGGTCGACAAGATCGATCATCTGGATTTGCAAGAATGGGTACAAGACACGCTGTCGAAGCGGCTGAAGAACAAGACCATTCGGGACATTATATGCAATGTGCGGCAGGTGTTTCGGCTTTACCGGACTCGCAAGAAGGTTGCGCATGATCCGACTGAGGGGTTGTTTGTGCGCTTGCCAGATCCTGAGGCACCGGATCCGTTTACCAGGGCGGAGATCAAGCAGATCCTTGAAACGCCGACGCAACGGACGCAAGAGTTGCTGATGATTCAGTTCATGATTTGGGCGGGGCCAAGGGTTTCGGAAACGATCGCCCTGGCCTGGGAGGACGTCGATCTGCAACAGGGTACGGTGACGTTTCGTCGGTCCAAGGTGCGAGGGGCTTTTCGAGTCACGAAAACTCGGCGTTCAACACGGAAGGTACGGCTGCTGGAGCCTGCGTGGGATGCCTTACGCAAGATCGATGCGATTAACCCGGACAAACAGGCGCAGACGGTCAATATCGTTGAGCGGGATAACAAGACCGTTCGACAGCACAAGCTGCACTTTGTGTTTCTGAACTCCAAAAGCGGTCTTCCGCACATTAGCGACTTCGTTGTGCGTGATCGGTTCTTCAAGGCGCACTTAAACGCGGCCGGCGTTCGGTATCGAGGACCTGGCCAATGCCGGCATACCTATGCCAGTCAGTTGCTAACCACTGGCGTCGCTTCGATCGACTGGATTGCCGAACAAATGGGGCATACCAACGGCAACATGATCCGTCAGCACTACGGGACGTGGATCAATGAGGACGGACCGGACGTGGTGGGCATGTTGCAATTGGCCTTGAAGCTAGCACCGGCTACAGCTCCACACTGAAAGCGGTAATTCCCACGTTTTCGGCAAAACGCCCCACGGCCGTCAAGCTGGCCCACATGCGTAGCGGCTCACGCCGGGAACGCACCGGTAGCAACCGCGCCGTGGGGCTGCCCAGGCGCACCGATAGGGTCCACTTCGCATTATTACCATCAACTCGGCCCACCACGACCTCCCGGATCAGGTGCTGGCTGACCAACGTATTTAATGTGTCGGACTGAATGGCGTGATCGATCACAGCATCAGCCCTTGGGACGACGCCGAACACGACGTACAGCTCCCTCACGGGCCTTGGACAGCAGGTCGTACATCAGATCGCGCTGCACATCCGTAATTTGCTTACCAACGGTCAAGTCTAGGATAAAACCCTTTGCCCTCAATGTATCGGCCTCGATCTCGGTGTCGTCATGCTCGGTGAGGTGCAGCTTGTCCAGGTGCTCCCCCCAAGCATGTCGCAGGTACGCATCGCTTAGCTCAACTCTCGGCGCGGCGAACGGAAAATTGAACGGCTTTGGATTTGCTTCAGTGCTAGCCATGGGCGTTTTCCTTGATTCCGAGGGTGGGAAGTACGTCAACCAGCATATGGGGGTGTGGTAACCCAGTCCATGACATTCCGCCGGAAGGCAGATAGCAAAAAGGCCCCCACACTTGACTCAAGTGTGGGGGCCTGTTGAACATAAACGGTGTTCTAAAAACGGCTTAACATATGCCGAAATTCGCCGTAAGCGACTGACGACATCTCTGCAAGATAATTAACCGAGCGGCGAAATTGCCGATAAGTTGAGATTCATCAGTAACGAAAAAAACGCCTACCCGCGGCCCTTATTTTCGCTTCTTTTAACATCGGCATCATGTTTCCTGACAATCCATGCGCCAACGAGTCCTGCTACAGCCCCTGCTACTGCTATAAAGGGAGCTGACGGCATTGCCACCGCTGCGACCAGTCCAGCCGCGGCCGAGCTTCCGACACTCAACGCGAGCGAGCCGGCCACTTCGGCGACCCGTTCTTGCCGGACTTTTTTCTCAGCGCGCAATTTTCTAGCACTGCGGGTCCGAAGGTAATGCGCATTCCGATCGGCCTTGCTGATGACTCTCTGGATCAATATCTCTCTTTCTTTTTTGGTCAACGTAGGTTTTTTTTCTTCTAGAACGTCATCAACTAGATCCTCAAGCTCCTCCGCAGAGACCACTCTGAGCTCGTCATCTGAGATCCCAAACTCACCGTCTCTCGTCTTTACGTCACTCACTGTACACCTCCAACGGTGCAGCACATTAGCTTGTGCGTCTGAAAACCCGCACCAAGTACCACCACTGTAATCAATGTAGCACCTATTTTCATCCGCCTGCCTGGCTTCCAGTTGGCATCTGCAGCCTTCGAGAACATGGCCGTGATCAGCATCAGAAAACATGCGATAGCAATCCCCGAACAGCCTATGGGAATGACGCCAGTCGCTTTGTTATCCCACCCCTTCACTGCTGCCTGGATAGCGAGCACAGCCGCTCCATACAACCATCCAAGAGAATCTACTGCTTCGCCCCATTGGAATGTAAAGGACGTGGATTCCGCCACCCTAAAACACAGGAGTAGTGCCCAGTAAAGTATTGCAGTTCCAACGAGCGGCACCATAGCTTCCAACAGCAACCATTTGACTGACGGGTCCATCTAAAATTCCTTCGTTGCGATTGGATCGCATGGTGGTGGTGGCGTTAATTGAAGTCAACAGCCCTTAGAAGTCCACTCGTGACGCGCCAGGAGGCTACAAACTTCACGCGATCTTCTTACCTGTTCGGTGAGAGGCAGCGCTCCCCTTCGTGCTGGCCCGTTGCTAACGCTTGCAGAGTATTGGCCATAGCTAGGTGAGAGTGGCCACTATTGTTGTCTATTTATTGTCCCTACACGAACGCAGAGCATCGGCGATGTTGTGTGAGTCAACGTTACCAAGCATCTGGATAATCCTTGGGCGAAATGCTCGGAAGGCCTAGCGCGTATATGCCAGATCAGATTAGCCCATGCACTCCTCACAATGAGTGCAATTTCATCATCAGAATGGCGCATCTGTCCCAGAACAGTCCCACATGGCTCTTTCTCAGGCACCAAAAACCACAAACCCCCGACTTTCTCTAGGAAAATCAGGGGTTTGCGTTTACTGAATATGGCGGTGAAGGAGAGATTCGAACTCTCGATACAGTTTCCTGTATACACACTTTCCAGGCGTGCTCCTTAAGCCACTCGGACACTTCACCGTATCTCTTCAAACATGTTCTGTCTGTCGAGGC